ACTTTTTATTAGGCCAAATCCATTTTGCGTTGTAGTTTGACAGTCTGAAATATGGGTTGGTCGGTCCGAATAGCCCCAGTATCTTTGTCCCAAGCGCTCCCGCCAAATGTGCCAATCCCGAGTCGGGCGAGACCAAAAGGTCCATCCTCTCTATAATTGCCGCCACGTCTTCCAAGCTGAATCCGCAGACATTGACTACTTTTTTGTCTTTCCAGGCTATTTTTTTGTCATGGTCGAAGATAAAAATTTTGCTGTTTTTGACCCTTTTATATATCAATTTCGTTAATTCATGCCACCCCTTCCAGTCGCGCCTCTCTTCAGCGGATCTCAGCTCAAAGCCTATTTTGACTTTGTTTAAAGACTTATTTCTTCTTAAAAATTCACAAGCCCATTTCTTCTCATCTTCCTTTATCTTATAGATTAAGCCTTTATCCTTATGGTCCAATTTTGCTGCTTCCAAAAAGAGGTTTATTCTATTCTTTACTATATGCGGCTCTTTGGTCGATTCATAGACTGCAGCCGGACAAGGGTTAGAAAGCTTTATCGTTTTATCAAACCCACTTTCAATAAAAGGCGTTTCAACTATTTGGGCCTCATCAACATAAGGATTGTGTTTCGGTATAGATAAGTACTTCTCCGGGACCTGGTAAATTACATAAGAATTGGGGTATTTCTCTTTTAAAGCTTTAGCAATTACAGACTGCATTAAAATGTCGCCTACACCCCCTACATCCCGCCACACCAAGATATGCATCTTTCCTCTATGGCCGGGCTCTAGTTTCCGGATGCGGCGCTCCATACCTGATAGGCGCCTTAAAACAATGGGCATCATCATGGAGTTCTCAACCAGCTTATCAAACCACTTTGCCGATACTTCTTTTGGTATGCCTATTTTCTTTTTCATCTCTGATTAAAGGTATATGTTTTTAAATTCCTTAAAGCGTCTTTGTAAGCCAATGGATCCACTTTGGCTTTTCCGTTAAAATAATCTTCAACCATGTCTTTCCTCTCAGGAATATCTACGAAAGAAAACATTATTTTGTGCCTTTGGCTGTATATCTTTTTTATCTTGAGTCCCGCTATTTTGAGATACGCCGCAAGTGCAAGATCCTTGGTTTCAAACAGTATTTCACCTATCTTTTTCTCTTCCATTCGCACGCTCCTTTAATACGGGGATGATGTCCCTTCTGTTTCTTCGGCGGTTTCTGTATGCCCTTTTACAATGTCTAATATGCTTTTTTCAGGAAAACTGTACGTGCTTATTTTGCATAAGAACTCATCAACCTTATTCCAAAGATCCTTTTCTTTTTCCCTCATATCTATTTCGAAATTCTCGTATTGATAATCAGGAAGTTTCTCGGACCTTAATAATCCTTGGCCAAAGTCACGGGCTAAGAGCGCGCAAACACAATAGATCGTCGCCATCTTCAAATATAAGGAATCATCTCCCTGGAGATCTGCGTAATCCGAAACTCTCTCAATAATGATTGTCTCGGCAAGCTGGACCCCGTCCATCCGGTCAATAGTGGAATCGGGCAAAGATACGCTGTCTAATCCTATCTTGTCCCGGATAATATCCTGATACCCCTCATCGGCAAGGATTTTATTTTGATACGGCATTCTCTTTGTCCCCGGAAGCCTTCTTGTTATCAACGACCTCTAAAATACCTTTGCCTAAAGCCCATGCCACAAAAGAAGTGATTTCGCTCTCTATTACCTTGTCACCCTCCCAGGTAAGTTTTGTCTCTGGATCATAGGCAATTTTACTTTTATCCTTTAAGCGTAGTTTCTGTTTCATGCAATCCTCCTAAAGTCAAAAAGGCTATTGGATGACGGGGGCAGTATCCAATAGCCTTAAGAATCTCTATGCCATCCAGTAAATGGGAACTAATATTTTTTTACGCGTTGACGTTTAATATTCTGCAAGCGTCTTTGAAAATCTTGGAAAGATTAGAGCTCTCGGAAAGCACAATCTCATTAAACTGCTCGTTAATGAGCTTGTTTGTCTCCTGGAGATCCGCCCCAATCTCAACAACCTTTTCAAGCGTGTATCTTTTGTCTAATCCTATAAGCTTAAGAGTCGGCGCGTCATCATGGATGATGAGGTTCACCGAGCTCCACGCAGGATTGAGAAGCCTTATGCTTTCGCCTAAAACCCTCTCTTTCGACTGCAATAAGCTAAATAGCTGTATAGGGTCGGCTGACGGCTTCTGGCAGAGAATGACCTGCAGGATCGTATCGATATTGCCGATAGCCACGTTCATCTTGTACGGCCGGAACTGGTTTCCGAACTTTAAATATCCCTTATATGTAAGCGTCCCCGCGCTGGCTCCCGAATCAAGCGTCGTAAGATTGTCCACGGTAGCGGGATTCGCGGGAGAAGCGTGATCGTCGCCGTTAATAAGCACGTTAAGCACGTCAATAAAATCGTCGCACCTCGACTGAAGAAGTATGCGGTTAATAACGAGTTCGATCAAAGGAATCGCAGCACGCCTTACGAACTCATAACTCATTAATAATCTGATCCCGTTTTTGTACACGGCGCCCGCCTGCTCGGACCAGCTAATTTTGGTTGTCGGGAAACCCGCGCCCTGGCCTACTCTTGCCTTACGCCTCTGACCGGTCGTATCCTCGATATAGAGAGACCTGAAAGCGCCCGAATCTATAGGCCGGATATTCGCGACTATCCAGTTAATATCGTAATCCTCCAATATGGTGACTCGCGCCACCCTATTCAGGAATTCGGGGAAAAGGATCCTGGAGGCCGGCTGATTGCTCTGGAAGAACATCTCGCCTTTTGACGCCCATACTCCTTTCTCCGGAACGTTCCTTAATACTATCCCAAACCTCCTGCACTGCCTTTCGAAAGCGTCCAGCTTATCGTCCGGCGTAGAGGGGTTTAGCCGCTCTAATAACTGTGAAAAGGTCATGCCATGCTTGTAGGCTATTTCGTACATCTCTCCGCTTAGCTTTACGTCCTCAGCCTTCTCAGCCTGGCTAAGACCTGTTTTCTTCAAATCCAGAATTTCCATCTATTTTCACCCCCTTACTAGTCTAGTTTTAACGTTACCTTCTGATTGGTCGTATCCACCGAAACTACCTTGTGACTCCCTATGCTGGAATCGGAAGCCGCCGGCTTCACCGAACCCGCTCCGTTTGAAACAACCCTGTCACCTACTGCCGGCTCGGAAGAATACGGAACCTCTTCCTTATAACCTGCGTCCTGAACCACGACATGGCCGTCTGTCTCAACGACTTTTAATATTCCTATAATATCGGCGCCGTCCCATCCTAAGCCGACTGTGTCGGCATCAATTAAAACCACCCCTTTGTTTATGTCATCCGTTGTAAGCAGCGTGTTAGGGTCGTTTTTAAAAGTAGTGTGATGCGCGCCTATTTCCTCGAACTTAACAGTCCTTGTAGTCATGCCTTTTGCCATTTACTGTCACCTCCCCTCGATTTTGAATGCCTCATCGGGCACACCTGTATCGGTTTTTTCCTCTAATCCTGCGTTAGCGTTTTCTGTTTCTTTTCGCGCAGGAAACTTCTCGTTTAACTCTTTTAGATACTGCTCCCTTATCTTTTTAATCTCATCCAGACTTCTTGTGGGTTCCTTAAGCATCTTTTCGTTTGTATCTTTATCGTAACTGTTTCCGTGGAGCTTTATCCCAAGCTCTAATATTTCCTTAATAAGATCTTCTCTATAAGTCTTTCCGTCTTCCGCGGTCGGCTTCAACGTGTCGAGATCTCCCTGAAGTTTAAGATTGGCCTTCTTCACCTCATCTATATCCTTCTCAAGCTTTTCGATAACTTTTTTGTATCCGCCAATTTCTGTCTTGAGAGCGTTGTTTTGCTCAAGAAGGACCTTATTGTTCGTCTCCGCTACCTCAAGTTTTTCCTTAAGGCCGTTTATCTCCTCATTATCTTTTTCGTTTGTCTCTTCCTTTTTGGTAGGGATGCTATAGCACATGGAAACCTCTTTCTCAAGGTCGGCTTCCTTCAGCTCTTCCGGGGTATTTATGAAGTTGACCGGCACACTTCTTTTACTCTTAAATTTGGCGCGCTTCACAGCGCCTTTATAAACCGCGCTTACTTCCACGAGCTGCGCCGGCTTCTCCGTGGAATTCATGATCCATGCAAAGCAAAGGACTTTCTTGCCGTCAATATCGTATTCCTTTCCCGGCATGTGCGGACAGTCCATGCTCCTTATATCAAGGCCGCAGATTGAGCACTCGTACCATCCCGCCTTAAAACCGATGGACACATCCTCTAATGTTCCTCCTAAATACGCCTGCATAAAATCATCTGTCTTTATACCCTGGAGCTCTATACCGCGCTGCATGAAAAACTTGCCATACAGGTCGATCAGGCCTTCGTGGTCGTGGATTGATCCCTTAAAAGACCTTGCTATAGGGATACCTCGCTGTTCGTGGCCGACTAAGAAGCTCACGCCCTCATTTAGGTCCTGCGCCCATTTATTCAGTGTATTAGGATGAGCCTTCGTGAAATACGCAGTCATCTGGTTGTCGATGGCAAGAAGCGGGAAAGCATATAGCTCTTCGCTCGATTTATAAGGCTCCTTCGCGAACTTTTCGTTTATAACCTGCAACTCCTCTTTAAGCGGCTTGTAGTCGTCCATGATTTCCTCCTTCTAAAATAAAAAGACCCGTTCCAACCAGTCGACTGGAACGGGCCGTGCCTCTAGTTGATCAGACTAGAGATTTATGTTCTTCCGCCAAATGTGCGTTTTAAGCTTTTCTTTTCTTCCTTATCGCGGAGCTCTTTCTTTATCCGTTTTACTTTCTTTTTATCTTTTTCCATTTATTCTCGCCAGTAGATCGTCTACTGTGTTAACGTTATTTTTGTCTTTTTTACCTGTTTCCTTATTACCATCCTCGCCTGAAGACCTTTCAGCCTGAGGATAATTGACATTGAGAAGAGCAAGCAAAAGCTCTGTGTCGTCGTTAACCTTGCCTGTCGGTTTGTGGCCGGTTAAATCGATACACGCCTCCTCGAAGCTTTCCATTCCGAGCGCTATAAATATAAGGTGATTCTTTATTCTTACGGCATTCCACTGGGCAAGCTCGGTTTTAGATCTGAGCTCGATAGGCAAATACCCGAATTCGACGTATCCTTGAAGGCCGAACATATTAAGACAGAAAGTAAGAAGCCTCGACATAACAAGCGAGCTTACCTTCTGCACTGCCTCAACACCTTTTATATAAAGCTGGACTTCCGCTGACGCGTAGGTCTCGGTCCTTCCGCGGTGGCGCCCCATAAGCGTGGATAAGGTCTTTAGTGAGGCTATAATCTGGCTGTCAATGATCTCAACCAGGGCCCTTGCGTCATATGTGCCCATACCCCTATTCGTCTCCAGATAATTTACCTCAACGCTGTCAAAGTGAATAAGAGCGTCATCCGGGTTTATTTTCTGATACTCCGATTCAATTTCGCTTTTCTTGGTACTAAGCCACTGAGCAAGTTTCTTGGCATCATTCCTTATAGTAGGCGGAGCATTTTTTATCAATATCTCTTCCAATAATTTTACCTCTAAGCGTGGATAGCCGGCCTTATGGAGCACGGCCTGGAGATCCTGTAAAACCTGTATCTGGAAAAACACTACCTGGAGGGCTGGAAGTATCGGGCATACACCGTAGACATCGTTAAGCCTTGCGTCCAAAGGTTGATAAAAAAACGATGGGATATCTATTTTTTTGTAGTTACCTTCCCATTCGCCCTTCTTTCTTTCCTTTATTCCTGCACCGGGCTGCGACTGGTAAGGTATAAGCTCATCACCTTTTCGTTTAAAATAAATCGTATAAGGGTCAACGATGTCAATGTAGTTTGGCTTTATCATTTTGTCAAGAGCGACTTCGCAGGAAGCGGCGCCTTTAACAAAGAATGAAAGATGGATTTTATTTACGAGGGAATTTAAGCTCCTGTCTTCCTTAAAGCCCTGGTTCGTCTGTTGTAATTCAAGAGCCTTAATCCAACTATCCATTACATTCTGCCCCTCTTTGAAGGGCTTTCCGTTCGGTTTTAATACGGTGTATGAATAGCCGGAATTGCACATTCTCAGGAAACTGTAAAGGGCCTGCGATATGTCTGGGTTAGAATCGATGAGAATATCGAGAAGTTTTTCGGCTGTTAGATTTGTGTACTTGGTAAGGTCGTAGCGGTGATGATCGTGAAATCTACGGGAACGAAATACGCTGGTTAAGCTGTCGTGAAAACTTGTAGTAGTCTGCTTTCCTTTTCCTACTAAGGATTTATCAGGAGAAGCTTTTTTGTATTTCGTTATCTCTAAACCGAATATGCGCATAAAAAATCCCCACTTAAAATATTTTCTACTTTCTACTTTAAGCGGGGATTCTAATTACTTCCCCAAATCATTATGAAGTATATCACATAACAAAGATGTTGTCAAAATTTATTTTCGCGAAGTAATGTCAAGATAATTGGGCACTTTCTTGTTTGTCATTCCCACGAAAGTGGGAATCTATAAAGGGTCCTTTAACTAAAGTAAAAGTATAATTAGGCATATCTTCAGGTTGTTGCTCTTTTCTTATCTGATCTGCTATACCGTATATCCAAAGATTTAGGCTTTTTTCATTTTTGAAATAGCCTTGTATTTTTATACGTCTTCTTATTTCTTCGAGATCCCTTTCCAAGTGATTGGTTGTGCTTATGAAGTTTCTATCTTCTACAAAGTCATAAAAGTTTAATGTGTTATAAAAATTCTTTTTAAAGCATCTTACAGCATAGGGTTCTACATGTTCCCATCTTTTGCAAAATCTATCAAATCTTTTGATAGCCTCTTTCTTTGCCTCTGCCTTATATATTCTTGAGGCTTGAGGCATCATCTTTTTACGGTTCTTTCTTTTATGCTTGATGTTTTTCGATAGATTCCTGAGTTTATGCGTAGAACATAATTGCCATTTCGCATATGGGTATACCATATTAATTCCTGCTTTTATGCCTCCTGCGCCGTCTGAAGCTACAATTTTAAGGTGTTTACCTTCCAGGCCGCGTCTGTATAGATCATTTAAAAGAGCTGTTACCTCTTCTTCTGTCTCACCTTTGGCCAACTTAAAAGCTAATATCTCCTTCTTGTTGTCTAGTGTTATGCCTAAAACAAAAAGAATAGGTCTTTTTCGTATAGTTTTTTCTTTTATATGAACCCAGATGCCGTCTACTAGAAGATACTTATACTTATCTTCTATCTTTTTTGTCCGGAATTCTCTAAGCTCGTATTCAAGATTATTTATAAGCCTGGATGCTGTAGCGTGGCTTACAGCATCTCCTATGAATGATTTAAAGAATTTCCTTTGTTTACGCGTAGATAACCCTAGAATCATTGACAATATAACCATATTATCAAACTTCTTTTGCCGTCGTTGATATTTATCAAAGAGCGAGTACTGTATTTTAAGTCCGTTTCGGGTTCGTGGTATATATACCCTGCTTGTTCCAAAGGTTGTAGTAAAAAATCTTTGGTATTTACCCTTACGCTCGTCCTGCCTTGAAGGTGCATGTTCGTATCTATCAGCGCCTATTTGCAGTTTAAATTCCTCATAGATGTCATCCTGCATAAGTTTCTTGATAGCCCTGTGGGCTTTTTGCTCAAAATCATCGAGATTGGCAAAGATCCCTAATTCTCTTAAATTCCTCTTTAAATATTTATACTGAATTGGTAAACTATTCTCCGAGAAGTTAACGCTTCTCATGGCATACCTCTTTCTGGGGCTTTGCCCCGGTTTAATGGTCTATGTTTACGAAACAACAACAACCATTAATGGTATGCCATTTTTATTTACATTTCAAAGAACTTTTTTGAGATTGCTTCACATTTGCTTCGCAAATGTTCGCAATGACATATTAAAAGCGTCCATAATATTTTACATTATCTTTCGCGATTTTATTATACGAGATAATCTTGCAACTGATTTTGTATAATCAACTGAAGGCTCTATTTTAGTAATAGGCATTTCTTCAATCCTAGCCGGTGTCACTTTTCGTCCTCCATAACTAAATCTCCACTTACTCAACCTTATTATAGCAGCTATAAAGTAAAGTTTTGATAGAGACATTTTTTCCTTCGGCATAAGCACTAAACAATTGTCATCGACACAGCAATCAAATTCTTGGACGGTTGCCTCGCCAACACTGCCAGTACTGGGAATAGTGATAAAAGGGGCTTTATATTTAATTGGTACATTAAAGAATCCATAACAGCCATTGTCAGAGGCTTGTGAGGATATAACAATCGTGGAACCAGGCTTTAAATGTTCTTTAGAGTGATATTCTCTCTGGCCATAAGCTATTGTAAATATATCTTTTAGTTTCATATTAACCAAATAATTGTTTGTTATAGTTAATTTTAAAGGATGATACTTCACGTATAAGATATTCGATTTCATTATCGATTTTTTGTCGCGTAAGTTGATCGTCATCAAGATAAACTTCAGGTACTAATTCTAATCGCGGATCACTATAATTTATTGGAGTAGCTTTTATAAACCTAGCTTTTCCTTTTACCTTTAGCGTCTGATCGCTAATAAACGCTTTTAAAATACTTTGGATTTCTAAATAATCATTTTTGGCCTTTGGACTAAGCAATCGCTTACCTTTTTTCTTAGCAAATCCATCGTTTAATGCCCTAATCCATAATACTTTTTGGTTTTTGGGGTGAGGTATTCCTTTTTTTACAAAAATACCTATTGTAAAAACTCCTATGGGATAAAATAAATCTTCTGGAAAAGTTACCACTGAAAGTACAGTATGACTTTTTATAAGCTCTTTCCTCCATCTATCGTATCCTGAAGATTTTGACATAGCCGAATAAGGCAAAACAGAAAACAAAACGCCGCCATCTTGCATTTGTTTTAAACCATAATTGATAAATTTATATTCTTTTTCATCGCTACTTTTTAATGCAAAAGGCGGATTCATTAAAACTTTTGTTATTACTTGGCCATCTTCGACATAATCTTTTGTATACTTAATGCTTGAGCCTACGCTTGTTATGTTTTTTTGAAAACAATTTCCTTCAATTAAATTGTTTTTTCCATCTCCTCTAAAAATCATATTCACAATTGCTAAGGCAACTACCTCTGGTTCTTGTTCAATGCCAAAAATATTTTTTTGTTTAAAAGTATTTGTTTGTTGCTTATTTGCCGATTTTTTTACATAATCAAATGCTGATACTAAAAAACCTCCCGTACCACATGTTGGATCAAAAATTACATCATATGGTTTTATATCGAGAACTTCGGTGGCAAATTTAGTGATATGACGGGGGGTAAGTACAATGCCGATTTCTTTGGCACCATTACCATATTTTAGAAAAACCTCATAAAATTTACCCAATACATCTGTCCCAGAATTCATCGCAGAACGTATATTTAACATATTTAGTTCTTGTATCGTCTGAACCAATGCTTTTTTAAACTTTACATGATTATCAGCCGAGGGAGGCAACGCAATCTTAATCATTTCTTTAAATTCTATTTTTCCTTCATTCTCCAATACATTTTCTACTCTAGCATTGATGTCTTGTATGAGAACCTTTGGGGTAGCATCTATATTAAGAGGATTTTCGTCAATAAGCGATAAAAGAATTGCTGCAATTACACGAGCTCGATAATTTTTGTTTATAGCACCAAGATGTAATATTGCATTTATTTTTTCGGCTTTTTGCAAAAATAATGTCTCATCAATGGTAACATCTTTTATATCTGGAGAATTTTGGTTTATAATGGTTTTTAATTCATCTAGTCGTAAAAGACCGGATGCTTTTTTACCATTTATCGTAACCTTTTCCCATCGTGTTTTTCGATAAAATTCATTTTCTACAAGAAAACTATCGGTTCTATTTCCTGCGACACCGGATATAAACAGGGCCTTAATATGCTTTGATTTATTTATTTTTTTGGCATATTCTCTTGCTTCGTCAAGTGCTTTTTCAAGATCTTTATGTTGCTTTTTAGCTTCTATTACCCAAAAAGTATTTTCGCCAATTTTTATTATATTCTCTGGTGTCTCGCGATCTAGATATTTTTTAATCTCGCTGTTATGTTGACATTCATGTTGTGTGTAGACCTGGCCCCTAGGATCGCGAGATGGATTTTTTATATTCCAGCCCAAACTTTCAAGGCTTTCTTTAATAAAGATATAAGCATCCACTTCTGAATTGTGAGATTTTGCTAATCCTTTTGCCATATGAAAATACCGTTACCTACTAGGTTTAATGAGTTTATCTACAGACACACCAAGAGCCTTTGCAAGCTTTACTAATGTTTCAACTTTTGGATTTTTTGTGCCACCGTTTTCTAATTTGATGAGTGTGTGGTATGAAATCTTGGCTTTTTGCGCTAGGTTTTCTTGCGTAAGGCTCTTAGCTTTTCTTAGTTTCGGTAAATTTTTTAAATACATTAAAAAAATACCTCAACTTATACTGCGATACTATGTATTTTGGTAGATACCATTATTACATAGTTTACACGCTAATTCTAAAAAATGCAAGAAAATCTTTTGCAATGTCACCTTTTCATCTGAAACCCGCTTATCCCGGGCATCATTATCCTGGATATAATATTGACCTCGGCCTCAAGGGCCATACAAAGGTAATTCCATACGTGCGCGAAGTCGCAGCCCTTCGGCGTCATCCATTTGGAAACTCTCGTTCCGTCCTCTGTTTCATCCACTACCTTCGTAAGCGACGTAAGATGCCTTATGAACATCTCATAAATTTCGTAGTTGTAGTCATCCTGCGGAAAAATCTCAACGCGCTTATCCTGCCAGTACTGCATGGCTGTCTCAAAAGCCCTGCTCCGGTTGGCGCTCACGGTCCATGCTTCCTCTTTCCAGTTCAGTTTATCAAACTGTCTTTCGGAATAAAAACAGAGCCAGGCACGTCCTGCGAAGTTCTTGGCGAACTGATACGCGCTTTCAGTATTAGGCTGAGCATCTACAACTGCCGCTTGAACATCAAACTCTTCCATAAGTTCCGGCAGCCTTCCCTTTATTACCTTTCCATGCTTATCAACTTGGTCAAAGAGATTCTCCTTTATTCTTTCAAAATGCACTATCCGGATCTTGCCTCTTTCGGTAAATTTTCCTATGATAATAAGAGAAAGCGCCTGGTCCGCGCCAAGGAAACAGTTTATACCTGTTTTCTGCATGCTTAAGCTGTTATCCACGCATCTTAGTATGTCCGACCGCGTTACCTTCTTGCCGGGCGTGGTATAAGCTAAGCCCAGGATCCTGTTATACGCCTTATCGATTTCCTTATAATCAAAGAAGCTCTTAACGATTCTCTCAGCCTGCTTATATCCCCACGCCACCAGTGAATTAAGCGCGTATCCACGGGTATCGCGCCTGTCCGGGAACTTCGCTACCCACTGCATCTGGGTCAAGAAAGGATCGTAATTAATGCGCCTGTCGCACTTCCGGCATACGTAAATCCATTCCCCATCTATAACGTACTTATTGCCGATGAGCTGAATATGCTTATCCCAGGCTCCGTCTACGAGCCTGATGTTGCTGTCTTTTTCTCTTTCCTTCTCGGGCCACCACATAAGAACCTGCCATTTGCCGCAATGAGGACACTTAACATGCCAGTAATGCTGGTCCGAGGCTTCGAACAGTTCATCTATTCCGTATGACGGTAAGGTGGGCGTAGAGCAGTCTATCTCCCAGGCAAAGGAGCTATGTTCCATGCGGGAGCGGTATAGGTTCTGTATATTAGGCTTTGAAAAATCTATTTCGTCATGTATGTTGAAGTCACTGGGAATGGCGATTGTTTCTCTTTCGCCGAAGGACCCTCTAAAGTGCGCGAAGCTTTTTCCTATCTGCTTTATTTTTACGTTATCGACATTAAAACCTAGCTCCTCGATCTTAGGGCATTCCTTAATGACCGGATCAACTCTTGTCTTTACGAACTGGCCCACTTCTTCGGCTGTTGGAAAGGTGTATATACCCTGCCGGCCCTGATACATGCTTAAAAAACCGATGAATTTTCGTATCAGTATTTCGCTTATGCCGACCTGTACTGATTTTCTTATTACGATTCTCGGGTGTTTGTCATCTAAGATTTGTTTTTGGTATTCATGTTTAGCAAAACTGAAGGCGGCGCCGTTAAGCAGTGTATTTTTGGTTATCCATTCATTGAAAGGTATGGGGATTTCGGGTTTAATGGTTCTTGCAAGCTGGAATATTTTATTGGCGCCTATTTTTTCGCCGACGCCTGAAAGGGATGGGTTCATTGTTCCTTCTGTTCTAGACCCGCTTTTCGCAAAGCTTCTTTTAGTAACTTGTCAATCTTTTCTACAGATGAGAATTGTGGAGAGGTTTTTCCTGTTTCCCACAAAGAAATGGTTCTCCATTGTACTCCAATCTTCTTGGCTAGTTCTGTTTGAGAAAAATTCTTTATGGCTCTTAATACCCTTACTTTTGTAGCAAAATCCATATTTCAACCCTCCTTTTTCATATAATCTAATAGAAATATGCAATTATATGACATATATATCATAAATTTAGTTATTTGTCAAGTAAAATACATCATTTTATGAACGTTTCCGAGCATTTTCTATAGGAATTTCGTACTCTGATCTCGGTTTAAAGTTTACCTGTCAATATATTTTAATATACCCCCTGCCCTGCCAAATGAACGGGTAGGGTATCCCATAGCACGAAATAGTTTATTTCGTGCTATTAAGACTATATAACTATATATAAATACTTTATATGTCCTTATATAATAAACACTTACCAGAAAACAGAACACATTAAAAAACACGCCCCGATTATATGACATAAAATAGCGTTGTCTTACCCTGCTATTGAATAATCAAAGAAAAGTAAGTCAGAATACTTGCCCTTGTTTTACTTTCATACTTGACCTGTAATACTTTATTGACAACGCACAAAGAGGTATGATATTTGTATCATATAATACATAATGAATATCATAATATACACCTTTTATGCTTGACTTATATCATAAAATATGATATACTTGGTGTGTAATTAGGGATAGAAAGTGTATAATATGATATACCATAAGGAGACTGCCCAAATGAACCGAACCAGAACGCAAGACCAGAACACAGACGACGGACAGGAACTATACGCACAACTGCTTGAGACCTGCGAACCAGAGACCGCCGAAGGTGCGTCAATAAGAATTGACCGTTACGAACAAAAGGAAGTGATGAAAGATGAGAGCAACGCTAACAGATAGAAAATGCCCGAACTGTCATCACTGTTGCACGGACGAGACCGAGAGCAAGACTAACGCTAAAAAGGTTATTTGCGTATGCAGGCTTTGCCTGTATGCGTGGATAACGGATAAGGAGTAACCGAAATGAAAAACCGAGACATTGCAACCAATTTTGTGAACGGATACCAAGAGGGCGAAGGCTCACACCTAACCATAGGTAAAGTTACCATAAATGGCAAGACCTATCTTGCCCTTTTGTCTTATGGACATTACCCGATAGGCATTATCACGCCCTTTGGAGTATTTGTCAGAGTGGACAAATACTCGCACACAACAGCAGTGCATATCAGCAACTTACTGCGTGCGTTAGAGGACAAGACCTACCGAACGGATAAAAAGACCTATCCCCTGCCGATAAAGGACACGGACACGAAAGCGGACTTTTACCTTTACAAGACCAGAGAGATTATTTGCGTCAAGTGCGACAGGCAATTAAGAGGGCTTACGGACAACTGCAAGCCCTTTGATAACTGTAACGAGGGATAATGTTTTATACACAACCTAAAGGCAACAAGCGTATATTCGTAATACAGAAAGACGAGCCTCTAAAAAAGTTAAACATTGACAACTGCTTTCTGTTAGAGAAAAAGAACTGCTTTGTTGCTCTGCCTGCGGAGTGCTTTTTTAATCAAAAGCCTTTTCACCCTTTTGACAACGACAACACGGTTTTATATGCCAATAAACAAAAGGTCTCTCCCTGCTCTCTTTGTGCCGAGCAGTTAAACGCCTTAACGAAAAACTGCTCTTGGGGCGGTTATGGCAATAAAAGGGAGTGCAACTTTAAGCCTGCTCAATATATCGGCGAGGGCGACTTGTCCGAGATACAGAACCGCACCTACATTAAGCCTAACCTTACTCTGTCCAGAACTTTCAGCACGTCTTTTGACTATGATGATGTCAGTTTTGACCGCATTGACGAAAATAAACTTGCGTGGAAAATCAGAAAGAACCTGCCCGATTATACCAAAGAGAAAGAGGCTAACGAGTGTAAAAACTGCCTCTTTGAGTGTCGGCTTGACAGTTACCAGATACAAAAGAAGTGTCAATATACCCTTGACGACCTCAAAAACTTTATTATGCCGAAAGTAACGAAAGGGTTTGGCTCAATAGACAACTTCCTTGCGAGGATTATCTACACAGGCAAATTCGGTCTTGTAAAGATAAGCGACAAAAAGCGTGCTACGACGTGGGTTGTCGGCTTGCCCGATAAGGACAATTACTATCTGACAAAGACATATCACCCTTACGAGACTATCAAGGTAACAAAGGACAACATAGAGAGGGCTTTCCCTGTCGGTATGATACCGCCAGAGAAAGAGAAAATCGCTTTAATGGCTTACGCCTGCATTGAAGTATTCGGCAAGCCTCATAACTATTGCAGAACTTATAAGCCCTCTTACTTCTGCAATAACGACAGATTTATAGGCGTATCCCCTATCAGAGACGGAATTAAACTTCATTATATACAGTGCGGTTACAATACCAGAGTATTAAAATCACTTGAGTTTACCGACGTAAAAGACCTTGTGAGCAGTTATTATCATTTTAGAAGTCTCAATAAAAATATCTAAAGGGGGGTAACGAAAGTATGAACGTAAATAATCTCAAGGCAGTTTTGGAAAAGGCAGTATCTATCAAGGTAACTCCGATTATTTGGGGCAAGGCAGGTGTAGGCAAATCGCAAATCGTAAAACAGATAGCAGGCGACCTCAAAATAGACCTTGTTGATTTAAGGCTCGGACAAATGGAAGTAGGCGACTTAATAGGCTTGCCAGAAAAGCAGGGCGACAAAACTAATTGGCTAAAGCCTGCGTGGTTTCCTAAAGAGAACACAAAAGGAATACTTTTCCTTGACGAGATAAACAGGGGCAGGCTTGACGTATTGCAGGCTATCTTTCAATTAGTCTTGGACAGGCAGTTGCATACTCATAAATTGCCCGACGGTTGGAGTATCGTTTGTGCGTGTAATCCTAACACAGAAGAATACACTGTAAACGAACTTGACACCGCCCTCTTAAACAGGTTTTTGCATATAAAATATACGCCCGAAACGAAAGAATTTGTTGCGTGGGCTAAAGACACCGACAAAATCAATTTAGGCATTACGGACTTTATAGAGAAGTATCCGCACCTATTGGGTAACGACACCATTGACATACCGCTTGAAGTAAAGCCTACGCCGAGAAGTTGGGAACTTTTGTCAAAAATGCTCTTTACAAAGCCCGAACTCCCTCAAGACCTCTGGCTTGAAGTTGCTATGGGGCTTGTAGGCTCAAGTTGTGCGTTAGTCTTTATTGAGAACCTGCAAAAGAACCTTGATAAGCCGATAAGGGCTGACGAAGTCTTAAACGAATTTACGAAAGTCAAGCCTGCGATAAAGGAATACTCAAGCGACAAAAAGGCACGTTTTGACTTACTCCGTATTACCTGCGACGACATAATACGAGTGCTGACTAAAAAGGACAGGATAAACTTGGACAAGGCACAGGGCGATAACCTATGCGACTTTATCCTTACGCTACCTAAAGACTTGGGGTTTAGCATTGTCAAGGAATTAAGCAAGGTGTGGGATAACTTCAAGGACATTAACGAGTGCTTGAGCAAGAATAAGAAAATCATTGACTACGTCAAAGCCGTTGCGGAATTAGGTTAAGTTGCCAGCCCATAAAAAGTAGGATAGAAACGATATGTCTTATGAAAAGGTAAGTCAGGCGAAGCCCAGCGTAAAAACAAGTTTAAGCAAGCCCGTGATACAAAGTAGGTTGAAAGAGGCTCTTGTAAAAAGTAAAAAAACTGTAAGTGCAGGATAAAAAGTATGGGCAGATACGTTTACGAGCAAGGTAATTGCGTTTGGAAGTATGCGGTTGCGAGGCAGTCAAGCGAGCAGTATTTAATCGCCGAGCATTTGGGCGTAGGCGAAATAGTAAAGCAGAACGATAGCGGAGATACACTGCGTATTGAACGCCGAGACCTTGCGAAACTTAAAGAGGCTCTTATGCCCCATTACGAAATGCTACGCAATTATAAAAAATTCCTTAAAAGATTATCGCCTATGGGTTGGTTAGACGAACGACAGTCAAGGATATTGGACACTTGGCTTATAGCGAACGAATACAGGGGCATTTTCTTTTGGGCTATGGTTAGGATTTTCGTTAAATACATAAGGAAAGCCCCGAAACGACGACGTGTGTTTTACTTTGAGGGCGAATACTGATGTATAACTGTAAGCGTTGCAGGCATTACTTGTTGTGCGTTACCGACAATGCTTTTTGCTCTTGTAAAATTTGCCCGATAAAAAACTGTAAGCATAAAAAGAAGTGCTATAAGTTATTTTACCAGAAAGAAAAATGAATATAGAAAAAGAAATCGTATATTTAATCAAGGAAAAACCCTTTTACGCCCACTTTTTGCAACAGATGAGGCGTATAGAGACCGAGAGGATAAAGACCTTTGCGGTGAACATCACGGACGGTATAAACCTTTATATAAACCCGAAATTTTACGACAAGATTAAGCCTCTTGAACGAGTAGCCTGTCTTGAACACGAAGTATTGCACGTTTTGGATAAACACCTTTTACGTTGCGAGGACAGAGAACCGAAACTGTTTAATATCGCCTCTGATATTGCCATAAACCCTTACATTGAGCATTTGCCGAAAGGTGCGTTGTATCCTAAACAGTTTAATTTAGAGCCTTACAAGGAAAGCGAATACTATTATAAGAAACTTTTGGACAAGTCAATAAAAGTGAGTGTCAGCGTAAGTGCTAAAGGTAAAGGCAAGAATAAGGGCAAGGGCGACGAGCCTCTTGATAATCACGACCTCTGGCGAGAGGGCAACGCTAATCACGAATATCAGCACGAAGTAATAAAGCGTGCGATAAAAAACACTTTGGAAAAGACAAATGACTACGGAAGTTTGCCGAGCAGTATCCGTGAACTAATAACAGAGGCTCTTAAATACAAGGGCGTAAATTGGCGTAGGATTTTGCAACAATTCATTTACAGGGCGACTTTGGTTAATACTGTGCCTACACGAAAGCGACCTAACCGCCGATACGACTTTGTTGAGGGCAATAGGGTTGAGTGTAAACTTGATATGCTCATAGGGCTTGACACCTCTGGCAGTATTGACAATGAGACTTTGGCTCTTTTCTTTGGCGAGATAGAAAAGATTAAGGCTCTTGGTATGAAAATAAGGGTTGCCGAGTGCGACGCCGATATAGGCAGGGTTTACGACTATAAGCATTTGCCCAAGACAAGCGTTACAGGCGGGGGCGGAACGTGCTTTAAGCCTGTGTTTGAGTATGCCAATAAGATAAAGCCTAACTGCATACTGTATCTTACTGACGGATACGGAGACTATCCCGAAAGGAGTAAATTCCCTACGCTGTGGTGCTTAACGCCCGACGGAGAGTTTAGCGGAGACTTTGGCAGGTCTATCAAGATAAGGAAAGGCTGATGTATAGCATATACAAGGACAAGGACTTTAAGTGTTACCTATTCCCGAAAAACTTTGACTTGATTAAGGTAAACGCCGATAACTGCATATTCATAAGGACAAAGAAAAACACTATTCTGACGGACTTCTCTATTGACTACGACAGGCTTGCTTATTTTTTAGGGCATACTCTTTCTAAAGACGAGACGTTTTGTTACATCAATAACGGAACTGCGGTCTCTGGCAAGCCTCTGTGTCTCATCTGCCAAGACCAGTTAAGGTTTTTGACTAAAAACTGCACTGGTGTATTTCTGCCTTTCTGCATAAAGTTTAGGACGGAAATGCCTCTTGATTTCAAAATAGACCTTAAAGACGAAGTTTTTTTGAAACCTGCTCTCTTGAACGAGAATACAGGAAAAAGAAACGTAAGAGAACTACGCCAATTATCCTTTGCACCGAAGATAGTAAACGCCAATAGAATTGCATTGAAAGACCGTAATGAGTTTACAAAAAAACAGAAAGCAAAGACCTGTTCGGGTTGTGTGATTAACTGCAAGGAAAAGATACCGCACCTTAACTGTTATGTCTCTAAAGAGGCTCTGGACGGATTTCTGGACAGGGAAATAAGAACAAGGTTCGGCAGTATGACGAGGCTCTTAAAACTTCTCGCATATTGCCACAGGTTAGAGAACTTTGACTTTGAGAACAGCAGATATAAGAGAAGTAAACCTGCTATGCTCTTACCTTTCAAGAAAGACGAACTGCTTGTGTTAGGCAGGATACCTACACAAAAGAGTATGGGGTCGTATTTCTTTAGGCAGAAGGTTAAGAGGTTGAAACGGAGATACAGGACGTTCTCTAACGTGGAGACCGCAAGGCTCGCAATGCTCCTGCTTTATATCCTTGAGGACGTTCGCCTGCTTAACCCTAAAGAGAAGTATAGGAAAAGGGACTATTTAGGCAAATGGGCGTATCAAGAGAGTTGGTATCCTTACGAAAAATATAACAACAAGCGTTTCGTAAGGATATACTTCTCGCTTGCGGACACAAAAAGCCTCTGGATAGACTTCTATTACAATTTAGGCAGTGTCAAAGAGGCAAAGCGAAAGGTTTCAAGTTATCAGGAACTCTTTAGGCTCTTGCCGAAGTGGTTGTATCTTGAAAAAGTCTTAAACAGGGTGAATACGTAAAAGTAGTTTGAAAGCGGCGGCGGAGGGAAAATGGGTTTCAGTGCAGGATTGATAAAAAGTAGGCTGGCAGCCGGCATCCCTCTAAAATACTCTGAATTCGGGATTCGGCTACTCTGTTCTGACGATCGCGTGGGGTAAAAAGTAGCCAGAACGCCTGAAGACATACAAAGTGCGAAAAGAAAGAAGCTCATATGAACAAGAATGATTTGGAGATGGTTGCGAAAGAAACCTTGCGTATCCTTGAGGAACTCTTGCGTAACTTCGGGGTGGATTACAGGGTTATTCCTCAAGAGAACTGCCTCCCCTCTATTGAAATAAAGGGTAAAAGCCAAGAGGAAAGGCTTGTTTTCCAACTCCATAATCTATTTATGGACGTATTCTACCAAGACCGTAAAGCAGGCAAAATTGACGAGAACCTTACGGACAGGAACTATGCCACAGCGAAAATCTACGGCATTGTCTCTGCAAAGGTTCAGATACTATCAATTCTTCTTAATTACGACGGCAGGGATTTAGAGGGCAAACTTGCCGAGACAGCAAGGAAAACAAACGTAAACGTAAGAATATTGCGAAAAGAACTCTAAACGCGGGAGGATTTATGTCTATAACGCCCAATATGACTTATAAAAGATATGTCTCTCTCGGCCTTTGTGTAATGTCAATAGCCGAGAACGAACTTGAATACGCAAAAGCGCAGGCTGAAAGCGCAATAAGGCATTACAAGCTCATTAAGAAAATTGTGGACAAAAGACGGAAGAAAAAGGGCAAGCCTGTTAAGCTCGCGATCGGTTTAGAAGTAGAATAATTGCACCACAAAAAGAGTAAGTAAAAATGAATGCGGAACTTTGTATAAAAAAACGACATCTGAACAAAAAAGCGGATTTAAACTATTTCAGAGACGATTATAATGATTATA